TTAAATGTTGGGTGCGTAGAGAATATACACACAACCATGAGAAGTATCATGGTGAGTTTTTGCACGCGATGGCTATTGCTGTCACGACGATGCCCAATAGGTGTTTGTCTTTTCAAGTAATATTTACTGGGTGTGAGAATGATGACGATGAGCCTAATGTGCACGGTGGTGCTATGTGGGCGCGAATGCCCATTACTGCCCTTGTTGGAGATTTTGATTTTGAAGGTTGGCCAGATCCTATGGAGACATATTTAGCACAGCCTTGGGATTGTGCCTCTCATCATCATGCTGTATATACCTTAGACAGAGCAACTCCGTGCCCATGGATGGCAAAGATAGGCGGGGAGTTTTATCCTGCTAAATATCATTTTACCGTAGATTATACAGACAGCGAGATAGCGGATGACCCTGCACAGCATAAACAAAGTCATGTTTTAACTCTTTTGGAGGCAGGCAACTATACAGGTAATATTGTAGCCTTGCCAAACAACCGTGTTCGTGTTACTCATCCCGCATGGTTTGAGACGGGGGAGGGTCCGCCGGACTTTAAACCATCGCAGCATATACATTACTCAAAGTCTGATTTAGATTATGTGTTGGACGTAAACCAAATTTTTGATAATATGTATGCAAACAAGGATGAGTAAATGGCCGTATCAGATAGCACAGACTTCGAACTTGACGTTGCAGAGTACATCGAAGAGGCGTTTGAACGTTGTGGTTTAGAGGTTAGAACGGGCTACGACCTTAAATCTGCCAAGCGTTCTCTTAATCTTATGTTAGCCGAGTGGGCTAATCGTGGTCTTAATCAATGGACTATTACACAGACTACACAGGCCCTCACCTCTGGGACAGCTAGTTACAACCTTAACACTAATGTGATTGACATATTATCCGTTGTGGTAAGGCGCAGTAGCACGGACTTTGCTATGGAACGAATTAGCAGGTCTACATATTTAGGTATACCAACTAAAAGCACGACAGGACGACCTAACCAATTCTTTTTAGATAGGCAGATTACACCCGTGTTAAAAATATGGCCTACTCCAGAAAATAGCACAGACACTATTATCTTTGATGCGCTTACTCGTATGGATGATGCCGATACCTTTATTAATACTATGGATATGCCTTTTCGTTTTTTTCCATGTTTGGCTGCGGGTCTTGCTTATTACATAAGTATGAAGAGAGCTCCAAACAGAACTCAAATGCTAAAGGCAGTATACGAAGAGGAGTTTGAACGAGCAATGACTGAGGACAGAGACAGAGCTTCTTTTAACGTGGTTCCTCAGTATCAGTATTTTAGGAGTTCTTGATGCCTAGATTTGCACAAGGTAAACACGCTTACGCCATATCTGATAGATCCGGGTTTCGTTATAAGTATAAAGATATGCGTAAAGAGTGGAATGGCTCTCTTGTAGGTAAGGACGAGTTTGAACCTAAGCAACCACAACTTGAGCCTTTTCCCACAGTAGTTGACTCACAAGCATTAAAAGACGCACGCCCTGATAGAAAAGAACCCATGACAGTTCCTGTAGGATCCGGGGGCTTTCCAAATAGAGGTGTTGAAATTAGAGCCTTGGGCGCGGTTGGAGAGGTTACGGTAACAACATGAGTTTTACTTTCGCTACACTTAAAACAGCAATACAAGATTATACGGAAAATTCTGAAACAACTTTTGTAAATAATTTATCAAACTTTATTAAAGTTGCAGAAGAGCGCATTTTAAAAAATGTGGAATTAAGCAACTTTAGAAAAAATGCGTCGGCAGCTTTTACTTCAAGTAGTGAGTTTCTGGCTTGTCCCAATGATTTTCTTACACCTTTTTCTCTTAGTTTTACGGACGCTAGTAGCAACAAAGTTTTTTTAGATTATAAGGATGTAAATTTTGTGCAAACAATAACCCCCAATTCATCTACCACAGGTTCTCCTCGTTTTTATGCTTTGTTTGATACCGACAATTTTATTGTTGCACCAACTCCTAGCTCAACTTTCGCAGTTGAATTACACTATTACTATAGACCTGATAGTTTGACCGCCGGAGCTGATTCTGGTTCTACATGGTTGAGCACTAACGCGCCTAATGCTTTATTGTATGGCGCTTTGATGGAGGCATACACTTTTATGAAAGGCGAGCAAGATGTGATGGCAAATTATGCTCAAAGGTTTACTGAGGCCGTACAATCGCTTAAACTGTATGGTGAGGCAAAAGAAGTTAATGATTACTATAGAACAGGAATGCTTATGAGGGATAAACAATAATGTTGATGGAACTGCCTAAAACTCCGATTGTTGGTATACAAACTACGAACAACAGAGGCTTTACCCCGGAAGAGGTGGCCACAAGGTGTGTGGACAAAATTGTAGAGGTTGGGGATAACGCCGCCCCTGAAATACGCGATCAAGCGCGAGCGTTTAAAGAACACCTTCATAAATTAGTTACGCATTATATGAAAGATGCTATTAAATCAGACAGAACAACTATCTACAACGCTATTAAAGAGGCAGGGCATGAAAAACTTGCAGAATATATAAGGAGGCTATAATGGCTATATCACAGGCAATGTGTACGTCTTTTAAAAAAGAATTATTGGAGGCAAAGCACAATTTCTTAAATAGTGGAGGGAGTACTTTCAACTTAGCTTTGTATACATCTAGTGCTAGTTTAGACGAAGACACAACAGCGTATACAACAAGCAATGAAGTATCGGGAACTAATTATACAGCCAAGGGGGCTGCTTTGACACGTGTAGATCCAACCACATCAGGAGCTACAGCATTTACGGATTTTTCAGATTTAACGTTTAGTAATGTGACTCTTACGGCGGCAGGAGCTCTAATATTTAATGATAGTGCCTCTGGGGACCCCTCTGTTTGTGTCCTTAATTTTGGAGCGGACAAATCTGCTTCCTCTGGTGATTTTACTGTTGTGTTTCCGGCGGCAGGAGCTAGTACTGCAATTATAAGGATAGCGTAATGGCATTAAAAATTGCAGATAGAGTACGAGAAACAACTACCACCACTGGAACGGGGACTATAAATCTTGGCGGTGCTGTAACAAACTTTGAGACTTTTGCTGCAAATCTTTCTAATTCTGACACAACATACTACGCGATTGTAGATAATACTAATGGTGCTTTTGAGGTTGGTCTAGGGACGTTCTCAACTGGATCTCCAAACACTTTGGCTCGAACCACACCGATAGCAAGCTCAAACAGTAATAGTGCTGTTAATTTTGGAGTAGGAACTAAAGACGTATTTATTACGATACCTGCAAGCAAGATGATTGTAAAAGATGCTAGTGGTAACGTAAGTGGTAGTTTAGGTTTAGATGGGGATGTAACCATAGTTGACGGCAGTAATGACTTTGATGTTGCGTCACATGACGGGACTAATGGATTAAAGTTAGGTGGAGATCTAGTCACTTCAAGTGCAACAGAATTGAACATATTAGATGGTAAAAGTTTTGTTGATGAAGATAATATGGCTTCTAATAGTGCTACCGCCATACCTAGTCAACAATCTGTGAAAGCCTACGTTGACACTCAAATAACCGCAGAAGATTTAGACTTTCAAGCAGATAGTGGGGGTGCATTAAATATTGATTTAGATAGTGAGACGCTTACTTTTACAGGCGGTACGGGCATTGATACAAGTGGAAGTGGTAACGCTGTTACCTTTGCAATAGATTCTACTGTAAGTACGTTAACAGGCTCACAGACTTTAACAAATAAAACGTTGACAACACCAACAATAAACGGAGCCACCATTGGTTCTTCTAATTTAGCCACATCTAGCAATGGTGACATCAACCTTGCGCCAAATGGCACCGGAAAAGTTGTAATAAAGGGTAACACCAATCAAGGAAAAATTGTATTAAATTGTGAGGCTAACTCACATGGACAAACAATTATAGCAGCGCCTCATTCTGAAAGTGCTAATAATGTTCTTACACTACCTAGCACAGGAGGTGACGCTAGATTAGTATCCACAGCATCAACTGCCACGCTTACAAATAAGACCTTTGGCGATAACGTAAGTTTTGGTGACAATAATATCACAAACGTAGGCGATATAGCTGTAGACTCTATAAGTCCAGACGGCACAGATATAAACGTAGCAGTGT